TACCCAAGAACACAAAACTGTGCTCCATTGGGTTTTCATTACCAATGAAAGAGAAGTTATCAGAAAAACCGCCCATTGTTCCGGAATAAGCGGATACACTTCCCATTGCGTAATTTATATTTGTGGGATCGCCAGTCTGTCCTTCTATTTTGGGAGGCTCACTATTTTGTGCTTTATCGTTTGCTTGATTGATACGGCCTTCTCCTTCTCTTGTAGAAAAATCTGGTTCATTCCTCGAAGCCACCTAAATGCTTCGGTTCCAGAGAGTGGTTTCGGTATTTTAGGGACAATTATACACGGAACTGATGTAATCTCCTTTGGAATATTCGGATTATTGTCAATCATAATCCTCTTGAATTTGTCAAAGAAGGGGGACTTGTATAGTTGTTGAATAAACTCCTTGCAGTTTGCGCAATAGTTGCTATAAAATAATAGATATGTATCTGGACTATTCATACTTAAATAAACGTAAATTTTTTTTAAACTTAAACTAATTACAAAAAATGATTTAAAATTATTCGTTATATTATATTAATAAAAATGATTACTAAAATTGTTAAAAGTAATAACTCACTAAAATTCCAAATAAAAGGCGATTATGATGTTTGTATCATTAATGCCATGCGCAGAATTACAATTGCGAATCTTTCTACATTCGCATTTTCGAGAAATTCAATTGTTTTTCAGACAAATAAAACCATCTATAATGAAGATTTTCTCTCGATGCGATTTAGTCTTCTTCCTCTAAATGTTTCCGAGTTTGAGAAATTAGAGAAATCCGGAGACTTCGATTTGGATTCTGTCGTTGCGGAACTTGATGTTTCCAATGATAGCAAGGATGTCGGAGAAATAAAGTCGGTATATTCCGATGATTTCCGGTTCTACTACGGAGATGACAGGAAGCCACTTGATGTTTCTAAAATGATAACAGTTCCAAAGATTCTCCTCCTAAAATTGAAGCAGGGCGACAAAATTGGCTGTAATATTCGTGTAATGCGAGGAACACATAAAGATAATGGGTCTATGTTTTCACCGGTTTCCAAGTGCGTCCATTATTTCGAGCCGAATATTAAGGGGTATGCTCAGAGGGCTGATTCTGTAAATCCAGATATCGCTATTTTGGAGAAGGAAAAGACATATTTGAAGAAGGATGACGGAAACCCATCTATATACAACTATGAGTTGGAGAATGATGGCCAGATAGCTATCGAGAAGCTGTTTCCATTAGCGTGTGATTATGCGGTCGCATTGATAAAATCGAAGCAGGCCGAAATTAAAGAAATTGAGAAAAGTGAAATTATGTCAATGAAGACGAGCCCTACGAATATGGAGGGATATGACTTCATTTTTGAAAATAGCGATGACACTCTCGGAAACTGGGTACAGACGACAGGTCTTAAAAACAAGGAGATTAAATACATTGGATACAATATTCCTCATATTTTGGATAAGAAACTATTTATTCGAGTGAGTTTAGGGGAAGGAGTTCCCCGCTCTAAATATGAGGCCATTATGATTGATATTATGGACTCTATGATAAAGATAGCGCAGAAATTGAAGAAAGAATATCTAGATGCAATTTAGACTCCTCCGGCCTTAAAGTAGTTTATTTTGGACATTTTTTCTTTGAATACTTGCTGGATGCGATTCATATATCCTAAATACCAGAGTATTGCGATAATAATTAGGACAATACGGTAGTCTAATATAAAATTGAATATGGTTCTCGCAAGAGATGCGAAAATGATTAAAACAATTATAAATATGATTTCCATTTGATACTCTCTTAATTTAGATGATATGTCTTCGAATGTTATTTTTTTATTCATGATAATTTAAGTTGAGAATTAAATTTATTATCTTATAAAATTAAATGAATAGTAGTAGCTTGGTTGGTTCTCCTTTAACAGATAATGATTCTATGACTGGGTCCGGTTCTTTTAATACTGGGACTCGCCGTAATGAGGACGACGGGATGATTTCATATAAGGATGGTATGGACAAAAAGTTCGCTTCTTATAGCACAACTAATTTTTACAATGATAATTCACGCCAGAAGTTTATGAAGAGTTTAGATAATGTGGGGATGTCCGCTACCAAGAATCGCGATGGATTTGGAAGTAATGTGGATACTGAGAGCGGTTTGTTGAAGTCTGTCCTAACAAATGATAAAATGCCACAGCAGTTGGCGACGAGGCCATACAATGTTCCTTATATGGGGGCTGGAGAGACCCATATTGTTCAGCCGGAAGTTTATAGCCGGTTAGTTAGTGGGGCCGAGACGAGGGTTAAGAAGGCGACGGATGCTTTATCTGGGGTTTCTATTGACCGTTTTATTCCGATGGTCCCGTGTTTAGCGAAGAATATTCAGAATACTGACCACATTATTCCGGAGTATTGGATTCGGGGAGGAGAGAGTAGCCGTGCTTATATCCAGAATGTGGATTATTTCAAGATGTGTGGAATTCAGAGATAATTAAGAGAATAATTATTTTATTCTAATATATTATAAATGAGTTCAAACCGATTAATGTATGATACTTGCGCTTATGAGAAGACGCTTAATGAGAGCGTTGGTCCATTCGCTTATAGCATGTTTCAGGGAAAATATGAGAATTGCGCCAAGTGCCGTATTGAGTTAGGTCAGGTTGGCGGAAATGGTGTTAGTATTTTTAGCGGGAATTTAGTGGATTTGGAGAGTGATTTGCGGGGACAAACTCGGGCGAATAGTTTGTGTCCTTCTAAGAAATTTAATCCCTCTTGTAAGATGCCGAATGGGAATTGTGACGGTCTCCCGTGTGATGTATCGAAGCAGTATCCCCTTGTAAATCAGCCTTCGTGCCAGATGGTCCGATACGGCCCCATTCCGAAGGCTCCTGCTTTTAAGCCAAACGGTTGTAATTTGAAGAAATAATTGATATCAATTTTATATATTTTATATTATAAAATTATTCTATTTTATAATATATAATGAGTTTTAATAGACCAATGTATGATTTTTGTGAGGGTAAAAAAAGATTACAGGAGAGTGTAGATGCGAGTACTTATGGTATTGAGACCCCACTCATTTGTAAAAACTGCCTCCCAAGCGATCCCAGAATCATTCCAAATAAGACAGGTGTTTCCATGGACAAGACGGTCCCATGGCGCTTTTATGCGGGGCCCATCGATGTAGAGAGCGATTTATTCAACCTGAATCGGGCCTATTCCAACTGCCCGACAAAAAAATACCGACCCGATGCGAAAGACTGTTTAGCGACTAATCAGGGGCAACCTGCTGGGGCAGGGGTCGCATTAAATACACAACAGGCTACTAATTATCCAGATGCTGGGGTTTATCGAAAGGAGTCGATTTATCCTGAGGGCCCTAAGGGATCTCGTCAGATGTATGGTGGAAAAGGGGTCGTTGAAGGGTTTGATGGGCGGTCAAATCAGACGTTGAAAGATTTTCCAAAGGCGGGACAGCGTTGCGGGGACGGAAACCTTACTGATTTTGATTCTTGTAGTTTTAACACAGAGGACACACGTTTGAGCAACCCACCGAGCACCCTCAAAGGGACTGGAATTAACCGTTTCCAGACGCTCTGTTTCAACCCACAGGAGAAGATTTTTTTCCCGGGTGATTATCAGGTGAGCACGCGTCTCGTTTTCCGTGATAATCACAGGCCATGTATCCCGAGCTTGGACGTCATTTCGCGGGCGCCTCTTCCTGCTCCCGGGCCGATGCCCTGCAATGAGACCACAAAAACGTGTGGGGCGTTTACGAAGGCTATGTATCAATACGACGTTTGCGGATAATTATAATCTAATTTTACCCATTATAATCTTCAAATTTATGTAATGTTGAGGATGATTATATAAACATGAAGAATTTTTCTGAAATCATTTCTTATTTGAAAGAGATTTGTGATATTTGGAAGTTTAATTTTCAAAATAATTTATAAAAATTGATTGAAAATATAGTTCCATTTTTGTATTGTAAAAATGGAAAACATTGAAAACATTAAAACTCAAAAAGAATTTCTTTCGAAAATGCTCAAACTTATTCCAGATTTGGAATCGAACGGACCAGAAATTTGTAATGTTATTTCTATGTATTCTGAAATGGAAACGTATGATGTTTCAACTAAGAACATTATATAGTTTATATATGAACGCTAGAACCATAAATTACTACATAATTTATAGTTATACTAACATTGCGAACAATATTTGTGTTATTCAATTGAATTACTTGAAATAATGCTTCTGCATTGCAAATAATAAATATTAAAAAAAACAAAAAATATTTAAATTTATAAATGTTGATTTTACAATCAATAATCTCAGAATTTAAATTCGAGATATTTATCATTAATTTGTTCGTTCCAAAATATAGACAATGAGTTTTTGTCTCCATATATAGAAATATCATGAATTAAAGAAGAAAATATAATATTTTTGTCAGTTTCCATGAGTCGCATTTTTGTTAAAATCTGGACTTGTTTTTTCGTAGTAGGATATGACGAGTCCGAACTGTCTAGTCTTTGTTGTAATTTTCTTAGAAATTCTTGGTTAAATGTCATTTTTTGAGAAGCAAATACCTAAAAATATTTAAGTTTTTACCATCATTTTTTTATTATAAATTATATGAGAATATTATCATATAATCTTTTTTGGAGAGTTTTTGACTGTCATGGACAATTCAAGCGATGTATATATAAATCCGAAAATGTATGCGTTCGCAATATTCGGGATATTATATTGGATATAGGAAAAGAGCCCGATGAAATATACCCTGATTATGATTTTATGTCATTACAAGAGGTCGCTGTAAAAAAAATAATGAGAATGAATTTTCCAAGTGGATTCATAAACAATTATAAAATTGTATATACGACAGTAGGTAATGATTCCGTCTCCATATTTTATAATAAAAAATATCATCTTATTAAAAAAATAGGAGGAAGTTTAACAAATAATAAAGATAATCGAGCATTTCTGATTGCAGTATTTCGTGAAAAAATCATCTATATTACAGCACACTTTCCACATTATAATTTCAAAAGTGTTTTGAAAGCAATTTTTATGACACTGCGCAAAATTACTGAATATTGGGACCCGAGCTATAATATAATATTAAGTGGAGACTTTAATCACCTGCCGGACCTCGATTATTTAAACCAACTCGAACTCGTCCGAACATTTTATAATTCTCCTACACATTATACGTGTTGTAGAGAGAACCGGTTTGACAAATATGAAAAAAAATATGACAATATTTTTACAACGTTTGGACCCGCAGTTGAATATAAGACTCTATCTAATCCAGAAAAATACAATATTAATAATGTCCCTCTTATGTCTGACCATCTTCCAATCTACTGTAAAATTCCGAATACTTTAACGGCGGGATGATTCTCATTCGAGACATACCAACACATCCGCTTTTTGTCCCATTTTGCGCCCATCTCCTTTGCCTTTTCGCGCGCCTGATAGGAAACGCGCAAACAGAACTTCGCTTGCTTGGTGGCCGGTTCCATTCCGATGGCTTGAGATGCTAATGCATCCGCACGTTCATTCCCAATTGAATGCGCGTCTTGCTTACCAGTGTGAGAGAAGACGTGATGAAATGAGACGTTCGAGCGCAATAGAGAGAGTCCCTGCTTTATTAGCTCAATATTCGGGACAGGTTGAAGAAACCCCTGCTTCTCCAATTTCCGCCCATAGGTGGTCATACATTTGATTGAGTATTCGGAATCTGTATGGATGACTACTTTTTCACCGGACTGAATTTCTTGTTTTAATATGATAAGTGCAGTAATAATTGCAGTAAGTTCACCGGTATTATTTGATTGCTTGCCAATAACCCGCTTTGAAACGTTTCGGGGGTCATTTTCTCCAAAGTATACTCCTATTCCGGCCTTAGCATTTGGTTTTCCATTGTGAATACAACTTCCATCTGTATATACATCTATATCTGCGCTCATTTTTTGAACTTTGGGTGATTGGTGCTGTTGCGTTTTTATAGTAGATATAGTAATTGTTTTAATCTCTTTTTTTGGTTCAGGTTTCTGTTCAGCAGGAGAAGCACTTCCATATATATTCCAGAAATCCGTTATTTTCGTCGATTTTGCCAGTGGTGGAGCCATTATGTAATAGACGAATATTTTATTTTTCGTAAAATAGCTTAAAAGATTCTCAATATATAATCTATATATTATGTCTGAACATTTAGATATAGAAGAAACTACCGGATTAACAGAAATCCGAAAATTTGAGGACTTGAAGCTATCGGAGTCCCTTCTAAAAGGTATTTACGCCTACGGATGGGATAAGCCGAGTGTTATTCAATCCAAGGCTATCTTACCCATTATTCAGGGTAATGATATGATTGCTCAGGCGCAATCAGGAACTGGAAAAACAGGAACTTTTTCCATTAGTTCATTACATGTATGTAATGAAAAACTTCATTCTCCCCAAGTAATGATTTTAAGCCCCGTAAAAGATTTATCTATCCAGACTTGGAAGATTATTCGAATGTTGGGACAATATACTGGATTGAAGACGACCCTATTAATTGGGAAAGGCTTCGAGAAGGGAAGTGGTGAAGGTGGCGGTGGCGCGGATAATTCGCGGTTTATGGAGCGTGATGATATTCCGGAGCCCGACTATAAGGCGCAAATCGTGGTTGGAACCACAGGTCGCGTATGGGACAGTCTTCGTCGCAAGAAGTTGGACCTCTCGCATTTGAAGCTCATTATTTTGGATGAGGCCGATGAGATGCTTTCAAAGGGTTTTAAAGAGCAGGTCCAACATATTTTCTCTTATTTACCGGAGACGGCTCAAATTGCTTTATTTAGTGCGACAATGCCTCCTGAAATTCTGGATCTAACACAGGAATTTATGAAAAATCCAGTCCAAATTTTGGTTAAATCGGAGAATTTGACATTGGAAGGAATCCGTCAGTTTTATGTATCCGTGAGCAATGAAGAACAGAAGTTTGATGTTCTCAGTGATATTTATGATACGATTAGTGTCAGTCAGGGAATTATCTTTGTGAATTCGAAACAGAAGGCGATATACTTAAAGGAACTTCTTGAAAAGAAGAATTTTATGATTGGTATGATTCATGGAGGATATAATCAGTATGAGAGAAATGATATTTTGATGAATTTTAAGCTCGGAAAGACGCGCATTTTGATTACGACTGATATTTTATCGCGGGGAATTGACATCCAACAGATTTCGCTTGTTATTAATTACGATATACCATTTAAGGTGGAGCCCTATTTACATCGTATTGGGCGAAGTGGGCGCTTCGGTAGAAAAGGGTGCGCGATTAATTTAGTGACGTATGATGATGCCTCGAATTTGAAGAAGATTGAGCGCTATTATGAGACGTTGATTGAGCCCCTTCCAATGAACTTTATTGATGTTATTAAGTAATAGTAATTTTTACGATTGATATCATTTATTATTTTTCTCTGAATAAAATAGATTATAATGGAATTTATTTTAGTGGGTGCCGTTGCTGGTCTTGGATTTATGCTAAGTAAAAATAATAACCCGAGACAGACTAAAGTCGGTTATTTATCGAAAGTATCAAAAAATTATAAGCCGTCCGGAGTGAATATTTATGAGAACCGGCGGTCGCAGGAGGTCTGGGATGAGCAACAGAGTAGAGCGAATGAAGTTTTTGCAAAGAGCAAGAATGGATTGAAGACGAATTATATGATTGCGGGTCCTCCTGTTCCAATATTCAACAAGATTGATGGGACTGATAATACTTTACCGGTTGAATTTATTGGGGGGAATGGATGGAAAC